TGCCGATCAGTCAACTTCTGGAGACACTTCAACGCCGTCTTCGTAATTCGTCAAAATGGGAGTGATAATGGCGGGTATGATCAGCTTCTCGTCATCTGGCGACTTCAAGAACATGACCAAGTTCCTTAACTTCGTGTCTAACAATAGCTACATTACAAATGTTCTGAATCAGGCCGGACGAGAGGGTGTGTCTGCCCTCCAGAATGCAACTCCTGAACTTACTGGTTTAGCTGCTGAATCGTGGGGCTATTCTGTCACCTCAACAGCGGGTGTTCACACGATAACCTGGACTAACGATGACATCGAGAACGGCTTTCCAGTGGCAATCATGCTTCAGTATGGTCACGCCACTGGTACTGGCGGTTATGTTCAAGGTCGAGACTACATCAACCCGGCTATCAAGCCTATCTTTGACAAAATTGCTGAAAAGGTTTGGAAGGCGGTGACTTCAGCATGAGCAGTGTCGACAATCGCGTCGTCAATATGCAGTTCAACAACTCTAAATTTGAGAGCGGCATTTCGACGACCCTGGCCTCACTTAGCAAGCTGAAGGATGGCCTCAATCTTGACAATGCTGCTAAGAGCATCCAGGGTCTCACCAAGGCTGGAGATAACTTCACACTTGGTGTTATGGGTTCTGCCATCGATGGAATTCAGGCTAAGTTCAGCACTCTTGCTGCAGCTGGAGCCGTTGCTCTTGGTAACCTTGCTGCTACAGCTGCTCAAAGAGGTGCTGAGATCATCAAGAGTCTGACTCTTGACCCGATCACTGAAGGTTTCGACCAGTATCAGGACAAGATGCAATCGGTCATGATGCTTGAGACGTCCCTCGGTAAGGGTGCTCAGGGTCAGATCGAAGCCACGATGAAGGACCTGAACAACTACGCCAAGCTGACAATTTACAACGTCAGTGACATGAACTCTGCTCTTGGGCAGATGGTGTCTCAGGGTGTTAGTCTGGGCGATGCATCTACGGCTATTAAGGGTTTCGGTAACGCAGCCGCAGCTGCTGGTGTTAACACCAACGTGTTCTCCAGCCAGCTGCAGACAGCTCTTCTTCCGGCGCTTGCTCTTGGTAAGTTGCAGGGTCAGAACTGGATGCAGCTTAGGCAGTCTGGTATTGCTACCGTTGCATTCAAGGATGCTCTTAAGGCCGCTGCTAATCAGCAGGGTCTGAACATCAAGACCGAGGCTGACTTCCAGGATGCACTGACTCAGGGTTCCATCTCGACGAGCATCATGATTGCTGCTCTGAAGAACATGGCAACCAATAAGTCTCTTCTTGATGCAGCCACTCAGTTCCACACCTTCCGGGAAGTCTCTTCGGCTGTCTCTGAGGGTGTTGTGTCCGATTGGTCTGACTTCTGGGAGAGCTTCCTTGGTAATGAGGATCAGGCTACGCCTTATCTTACTGCATTGGGTAACACTCTTACAGGTGTTGAGGACAAGTTTGACACTTTCCTCATTAGTGTGGGTACGAACTTCAACAAGTTCGGAGGTATGAAGGCCGGTATCGACCTCGTCAAAACTGCTTGGAACGATCTTGGTTCCATCCTTGCGCCTATCGGTAAAGCATTCAAGGATGTCTTCCCGACTAACTTCGGAGTAACTCTAGCCAATATTGCTAAGTATCTTGACAATCTGTTCAAGAGCTTCAAAGTTGGCTCAGACACTGCCAAGGGTTTGGAAGGTACTTTCAAGGGCATCTTCGCTATATTTGACATTGCGGGGCAGATTATCGGAGGACTCGTTCGCTACTTCGCGAGCATGTTCACGCTGATGACTGGTGGAGCTGGTGTGGTTACCCGTGTTACGGGCAACTTCGGCGACTTCGTTGCAATGATTGATAAGTGGCTGAAAAATACTGGCGCCATTGGAAAATTCTTTGATTCCATTGCGGCTGGTCGTACGGCAGTTATTGGCCCTCTGATCGACTTCGTAGGTCGTTTGGTCAACGCCTTCACCGCGCTGGTTCATGGTGATGTTCCTGGATTCTTCAAGACACTTCAGGGAAGCCTTGGGGCACTTGCTCCTCTTGGCGATTACATCGCCTCCAAATTCAAGGCAGTAGCAGATCTCTTCGACAAGCTCGGAGTGACTCTTCAGAAGCTTGGCCCGGTTGGTCAGTTCTTCGCGACTGTCTTTGGTACTATCGGTGCTATATTTGGCCAAGCGGGTAATGGTGTCACTGGGTTCTCGGATGGTCTTGATAAGCTTGGTGGTTTCCTTAAGCCGGTCGCTGATTGGGCTAACGATGCTGCTAATGCTATTAAGGCATTCTGGGAAGCACTGTCCTCTAAGGTTGCAGATACGGGCAATGCAAGCCTTAAGACTGCCGCCGATACTGGTGATCGCATCTCTCAGATTGCCAATGGGATCACTACCGCGTGGAAACTGGTTGCTGCGGCTCTTGCAGCTGCATTCGCTTGGATTCAGCCTGTATTCTCAGCAATTGGAGACTCGTTCGACTGGGCGTGGGGTAAGATCAAGCAGCTGACTCAGGGTCTCACGGCTCAGGATGCAGCTTCTCTGGTCGCTACGGGATTCTTCGCGGCCTTCTTGGCTGGTGCTAGTAAGTTCACCAAGAACCTCAACCGGATCCTCGATCCTATCGCGGAAACCGCTGAGAATCTCGGTAAGACATCTGGTCGCTTCGATAAGATCCTGCAGTCGATCGCCTCAGCTATTACCAACTTCGGTAAGTCGCTCAAGACCAAGGCTAATGCCGAACTGATCATGAATATTGCCATCGCGCTTGGTGTTCTGGCTGCAGCGGCGTTGGTCCTCAGTCAGATTCCTGCTCAGAAGCTTGCAGTGGCTATGGGTACTCTCGTTACAGCGATGGGCTCCCTGGTTACTATGATCGCAGTGCTGAATAAGAACCTTACCGGTGACAGCGCTCTTGGTAGTACTAAGCTTGTCGCCTTGGGCGTGTCTCTGACTCTCATGTCTGGGGCAATGCTCACATTGGCGGGTGCTGTTGCTATTCTGGGTGCGCTGAGTCTTCCTCAGCTTGCTCAGGGTATGAGCGGTCTAGCTGTTGGTATGGGGCTCATGGTCACGGCCATTCTCGTCATGTCCAAGAACACTGAAGGCACGCTCACTGGTGCGGCAGCTATCTATACGATGGCCTCTGCTATGTTGATCATGTCTGGTGCGATTCTTGCTATGTCGCTGATCGGGCCGGATAAACTGGCAGTTGGTCTTGCAGGACTTGCTACAGTGATGGCTATCATGGTCATCTCTGTGCAGGAGCTTGCTAAGAACACTGCTGGATCTCTGGCAGCAGCTGCAGCGATCTATGTCATTGCGCAGTCTATTCTTGTCATGTCTGCCGCGCTTGCTGTTATGGGAGCACTCGGACCTGACAAGTTGGCGGTTGCGTTGGCAGGTCTCGCGGGTTCTATGCTGATCATGTTGGCTGCGGTGAAGGAACTGGGAGCCAGTTCTAAGGATGCGGTCGTTGGTGCTGCCGCTATGGCTGTGATTGCAGGGGCAATGCTGGTTCTGTCCAGTGCTCTTGCAGTCATGGGTAACCTCGGTAATCCTGTACAGGCGCTCACTGTGTTGGCAGCTTCTCTTCTGATTCTGGTGGTTTCTCTGAATGCGGTCGAGGATGCTTTGCCTGGTGCTGCAGCTCTGCTTGTGGTGGCAGCAGCTCTTGCTGTATTTGCCCCCGTGTTGGCAGCACTTGGTGTTCTGCCTTGGCAGGTTCTGGCGCTGGGTCTTGCTGCAGTAGCGGTGTCTCTTGGCATCTTCATCGCGGCAGGCTACGCGGCAATTGCCGCAGCTCCGGGTCTTCTGGCTCTGAGTGTGGCGCTTACGGCGTTCGGTGTAGCCGTGGCTCTCATGGGTGTGGCATTCCTTGCTGTGGGTTCGGGCATGCTCGGATTCGCACAGGGTATGGCTATTCTGGCTACAGTCGGCACGGCAGGTGTTGCGGCAATAACTGCAATTCTGGCGGCAGTCATCGGGCTTATCCCCGAGTTCGCGACTCAGATCGGTCTGGGTATCGTTGCGATCGCTAAGGTGATCACTAATGCTGCTCCGGTGTTCTTCAATGCATTCATTGTGCTGATGGACAACCTTCTGAACGCGATCAATGTGGAAGCGCCTAAGTTGATCACGACCGTTGGTACTCTTCTAACTGACCTGCTCAATATGCTTGCGGCCAATGTGCCTAAGTGGGCTGATGCAGGTCTGAAGTTGCTGATCGGACTTCTGAATGCGATCGCGAACAACATCGGTAAGGTTGTGACGGCGGCAGCCAATGTCATCGCCAACTTCATCAATGGTATCGCGAACAACCTCGGTAAGATCATCAGCGCTGGTACCAATCTTCTCATCAGCTTCATCAATGGTGTCTCGAACAACATGGTGAAGGTCGCAGATGCGGCTGAGAAGGCTGTTATCAACTTCATCAACGGCGTGGCCAACTCCATCCGGTCCAACCAGGGCGCTCTTAACGCAGCAGGTGCAAACCTTGCCGGCGCAATCGTCGATGGTCTTACGGGTGGTCTAGGGTCCGCGATTGGTACGGTTGTCCAGAAGGCTAAGGATCTGGCGGGTAGTGCTCTGAGCGCTGCGAAGAAACTTCTTGGTATTCACTCTCCTTCGAGAGCGTTCTACGAGGTGGGTAGCTTCTCAGGTCAGGGTCTGTCCAATGCTCTTGAGGATCAGGCTAAGCCGGTGTCTGCTTCGGCAGAGACTATGGCCACGGCTGCTCTTAACAAGGTCAAGGACACCATGTCTCAGCTCTCTGATGCTATCGACCAGAACGTTGACATCAACCCCACGATCACCCCGGTCCTTGACCTGTCGGGTGTTCAGAAGGATTCGACCAAACTCAGTGGCATGCTGACTCCGGCTAAGATCTCTACGACTGGCACTTATGCTTCTGCTTCGGCAACGGCTAACCAGATCGATGCGGTTCAGGCTCAGCGAGTCAGCACTGATGCTGATGGCTCTATCCGTCAAAATGGGAGCTCTGTCACGTTTATCCAGAACAACAACTCTCCGAAGGCTCTGTCTACGGCTGAGGTGTACCGTCAAACCAACAACCTAATTTCTAAAGTGAAGAAGGGATTGCCGACCAATGCTGACGCAGGTTGATGTTCGTACTGACTCGGGCACTCTTCTGCAGTTGCCCCTCGAGGATTACTCAGAAGGTGTACTTGTCAAAGACATCACCGGCCTAGATCCGGTGGCGGCGACTATCGTTTCCTCTAGTTTCGCACAGCTTGATGGTGAACAATACCAGACGGCGCGACGTGAGAAGCGAAACATCGTCTTTACGCTAGGCCTTGAGTCGGATTACAGCTCCTTCACTGTGAGGCAGATTCGGAGTAGCCTCTATAAGTTCTTCATGCCGAAGTCCAATGTGAACATGACGTTCAACATGGATGACGGGCCCGCGCTTCAAATCTCGGGCAGGGTTGAGTCGTTTGCGGCTCCACTCTTCACGAAGGATCCAGAGGCTACTCTGAGTCTGCTTTGTTTCGACCCTAACTTCGTCGATCCGAACGTAGTAACTGTTGAGGGTAACACCACTGACAGTACTAATAACGACCAGATCGAGTACGATGGTACGGTCGAGACTGGATTCCAGTTCCACATGGTCGCTGATCGGGACATCGCTCAGTTCTCGATTTATGCTCAGGATGAGTCTGGATCACAGACTTCGCTTGATTTCGATGCGGCTCTTAGCTCCGGTGACACGATCGACATCTCGACAGTTGCTGGGGCTAAGAGCGCTCGACTCACCAGGGATGGAGCTCAGAGTTCTATTCTCTATGGTGTTTCACCGTTCTCAGCCTGGGTGAATCTCTTCCCAGGAGTCAATCAGTTCCGAGTGCAGGCGGCAGGTGATCCCGTGCCGTACACGCTCAGCTATACGAACAAGTACGGAGGGCTCTAAGTGGAGGTTTACACTCTCGACGAGCAGCTTCGTCGTACAGAAGTATGTGACTGGTTCAACTCTATGATTTGGACTGAGCGCTACTCTGAGTATGGTGATTTCGAGATGGTCATCGATGACACTTTGTCTACTCGCAACCTTTTCACTTATGGTACTAAGATCGCCATCAACCTCTCAAAGAGAGTCATGACGGTTGAGACTATTGAGGCTAAGACTGATGACGAGGGTAATGAGATTCTCGACATCACAGGTCGTTCGATCGAAGCCGTTATGGATGATCGGCTTGCAAGGAATGCTGTTAGTAACCTAACTGATACGCCCAAGTGGACAATCACAGGATTGCCGGCTGACATTGCTAGAGAGATCTTCCAGACCGTTTGTGTTGATGCAGTAATTGACCCGGGTGATGCAATCCCATTCTACACCGAAGGATCTCTGTACCCAGCAAGTACGATTCCGGAGCCTACGGACTCTATCTCGTACGATGTAGATGTGTCTACCGTATATTCGGCTATCAAGACTTTGTGTGATACGTACAATCTCGGCTTCCGACTTGTTCGTAATCAGGATCTGTCTGAGCTGCACTTCGACGTGTATTCAGGTAACGATCGTACCACTCAGCAGACGGCTAACACAACTGTTATATTTAGCACCGCGCTTGACAACCTCGCCAATCCTTCCGAGCTGACATCTATTGCTGCATATAAGAACGTGGCTTATGTCATTGCTCCGAACGGTACTGCGGTTGTCTACGCTGACCTTGTTGACCCCGGGGTGGCTGGTTTCGAACGCCGTGCCCTGGTCATCAAGGCTGACGACATCACCACCGAGGCTGGAGCAGATCTTGACGCTTCTCTACAGCAGCGCGGTAAGGATGAACTCGCCAAAAACCGTAACACTTATGCCTTCGACGGCGAGATTCCTCAGTTCGGAACCTACAAGTATGGTACGGATTACGAGCTTGGCGACATCGTTGAGATGCGCGGTAAAGACGGTGCTGCTAACGACATGCGTGTCACTGAGCAGATCTTCGTATCTGATGAGAATGGCGAGCGGTCTTATCCGACACTCGTTATCAACCTGTTCATTACACCCGGTTCTTGGGACGCTTGGCCGACTGCACAGCAGTGGGGCGACCTTGATGCAGACGAGACCGAGTGGGCCGACGCCTAGTAAGGGAGATGATTTTAGATGGCAGTTGGAGACGACGCAACCGCAGATGGCTATCCTACTGTACCAGATACTGGTAGTGATGACGCTCGTGTTCGTTGGGGCGCACGTGAGATCAACCGCACCCGTGACTTCATTGCTCAGTTGAAGAACCTGATCCCAACTAGTAAGGCTGGATTCAGGACTTCATCGGGTATTAGTTCGGGTACTACAGTTCCTGCGGACACAACTGGAGCAGATGGCGACATCTTCTTCAAGACTAGTTAGGAGCTTCGGTGACTGATTGGTCTGTAGGTACGGGTCAGTATGGTTCTTTGATCCTGCGTTTGACAGGTAACACTCTGCAGGCCATTATCCATAATGGATATTCTGGAACCTACGTCAATGGAGGTACTGGTACTATCCATGTGGGTGCAGGTGCAGCGGCTTTTACCTTCAGCGTTAATGGTGTTCAAGACGTTGTGGTGTGGCAGGGCACACTAGGTGCAGGATCAACTGCCGTTAGCTTCACCATGAATGCTACAGGAACGCAGGGTCTTGGTGGTCCTACAACTCTATCGGTGACCATCAACACTGCTAACGTTCCTAGTGCTCCGGGTACACCGACCGTTAGTTCCATCACCAATAACAGAGCAAATGTCAACTTCTCAGCCCCAGCTAATAATGGTGCTGCGATCGACGAGTATCAGATTCAGTACTCCACTAGTAGCTCGTATAGCTCTTACTCAGCTCCTACGGGATCTGGCAGTCCTATCGCTGCTACTGGTCTGGCTGCGGTAACGACGTATTACGTTAGAGTTAGGGCTCACAATTCAGTGGGTTGGGGTGCTTGGTCTGGATCTCGATCCTTCAAAACCCTAGGCGCTCCTGCAACTCCTACTCTCAGTTCTGTTGATCAGATAACTCAGACGTCAGCCAGAATTAACTTCTCCGATGGAGCTAATAACGGCGCGGGAATTGACAGTAGACAAATTGCCTATAACACCAGCAACACTACCTCAGGTGCTACGGTTGTAACCGGTAATAGCGGTACTGTTATATCTGGACTCGATCCAAATGTGACATACTACTTCTGGGCTCGCACCCATAACACCTATGGCTATAGTGCATGGTCAGCAGTTAAGAGCGCAGCCACAGTTGCTGGAGCCTATGTAAGAGTAGGCGGTACTTGGACGAAAGCAGTACCTTACGTCAAGGTAGATGGCGAATGGGTTCTTGCACAACCCTATGTGCGAGTATCTGGCGCCTGGAAAGCAACCACATAAAACACTGAACGGGGAAGGGGGTTTTATGAAGACACTTTTCGCACGACGAGAGAAGCCATGGGAGCATACGAATGAGATCGCGGTGTATTACTTGCACGTTGCTGCATTCGTAACATACTGCATCTATTTCACATGGGCAGTATTAGCTCTGCTCGAGGCTATCCCACAAGGAAAGACTGAGCATCTCTTCTGGTTTGCATTGACCTTCCTTCCTCTCACGACCGGAGCAGCTATCTCCTGTCTCTTCTATTATAGTGGAGGTGCTAGGTGGGAGCTGTCTTTCGATACGATACTGATCTGCGTCCTAGCGATCTTTATCGGTTACAACTTCATTGATTATCTGCAGGATCATACTAAGGTGTCCCTGCTAACCAATGCCGTGCTTGATCTGCAGTTCGCGGTAGTACCTCTACTGAGAATTCTGTACATCACACTTGTAACCTTAGTCGCCGGGAGGAAGATCCGTAATGAATGAAACACTCAAGGCGATTATCGCAGCACTAGTAGCGTCCGGAGTGTTGGTTCCTCTCTTGAACTGGATCCTGAATAGGAAAACCGAGAGCAAGAGAGTGAACTATGAGGGTCTCGATCGGCAGACAGACGCCTTCGTCCAACAGCGAAGAGCATATGACTCTATTATCGAGAATCTAAGAGGGCAAGTCACGGATTCCGACGCAGCTCGTGACAGGGCCGATAAGGCTCGAGATAGGGCAATGGCCGAACTTGAGGAAGCCAGACGAGATCGCGAGGAATTGCGACGTCAGATTGGTGAACTTAAGGACAAGGTTGAAAGCCTCAATCGAGCAGATCAGATCAGAGAGCACCGCTTTGCACGTCTTGTCTTGGTATTCCAGGATTATGTGCGTCGTGTTGCTATCCCTCTGAGCCAGTCTGAGTGGGAGATTGTCGATGACACCATTCCTCCAGACATGCTTTCTCTGAAAAGGCCAAGATTCTAGTGTTCCTTAATTCCGTCAAAATGGGAGTAAAATAGATGACCAATCAAACAAACACCAATGCGAAGTCTCCGTTCCTAGGTAATTCGCTTTACAACTTTCTCAAGTGGACTACAGCGGTAGGACTGCCGGGTGTGAATACTCTGTACTTCACGCTCTCTGGCCTCTGGGGTTGGCCCGATGCTGAGAAGGTGATCGGCACCATTGCTGCAGTCAACGTCTTCCTTGGACTCGTTCTGGCTGCGGGCACGGTCTCTTACAACAAGAGTGATTCAAAGTACATCGGTGCTCTGAACGTCTCAACAGACGAGGATGGTACTGCCTCGCATTCGCTGGAGTTCAATGCTCCTTTGGATGTGCTTTCGCAGCAGAAGGACCTGACCCTTAAGGTTCAGAACGTTGCAAGTGGGACCCCTCCTACGACGGGCTCTATGGATCCGCGCCTCCTTAACAAGTCCTCGGACACTGATACTTCCGAGGGTTCTGGAGCATCGCAGTAGAAACACGTGGTATAATGAGACCTCTTGAAAGGAGACCACGTGTCTAAGAAGAACCTCGATCCTAAACTGGTATTGCTCCAGGAGGAGATTGAGCGTGTGCATTCCGAACTCAAGAATTACGAACCCGACTCACCAGAGTATGCAAAGGTGCTCAAGCGACTCGTCGTGCTGCACGGTTTGCTCCCTAAGAAGGAGCGACTGTTCAGCCCTGACGCAATCCTTGGGCTCGTGAGCAATCTGGTTCTCGGAGGCGGCATTCTTGCGTTCGAGAAGAGCCACGTCATCACCTCCAAGGCATTCAGCTGGATCAAGCCGCTCTCGACCAGCACTCGGTCGCTAGGTAAGTGACTCATAACCGTGAGCCTATGTATACATAAAACTGTACGTAGGCTCACGGTTTAAACATGTCCTATAAAAAATTGCCCTGGGAGGATTTTCCGGAAACCAATCGCACTTAGGACATGGCATATAGTAGAACCCACTTGAAAGGAACTACTATGGACGAACAACCCGATAGGACTTTCTATCTGGCAGCCATCATGAAGATTGTTGCTGACGCTACCGAAGTAGCCGACGAGTTCGAAGCTTTCCTCAACAAAGAGCGCCCATCTATGAAGCGCTCGACCGTTAGGAAAGCCGCGAGCCTCTGTCGCTTCGTCGCTGAGTCACAGCAGCATCTCTTCGAGGATGACGCCAAGACAGGAATCTTCGACAAGATCATGGATCAGTACGATCATTTGGAAGACTAAGCTGCTGAGCCCCACAAGGGCTCTCAGTTTTCGCATAGTAAACATAGGGTATAGTAGAACTATACTTGAAAGGAATACTATCATGGAAGCTGAAAACGCAACCGTCAATTTCCTCTCCATTGTACACGATCTCAGCGCACGCGCAGACGCCATCATTGAGTTGAACACGATCGGACTCCAGCATGGAATCGAGTTGGGCGTACTAGACGACGCTCAGCAGGTTTTCATCCAGGAATCCACATCAGTGCTTCGGCTCCAGAAGGAGCTCATCGCCAAGCTGATCGAACACCAGATGGAGATCGACGACTGGGTTAGCAAGATGAAAGAACGCCTCAGTAAGTAATAAGCTGTTGAGCCCTACCTGGGCTCTAGTTTTGTCCTCGCAGGTTTTACATACCCTATAATAGACCACCTAGAAAGGAACATCATGGCCCAGTCAAACTACGCATATTGCGGAACCCGACTTCACCTGCTTCTGGAAGAGGAGGTCGCTGACGGCTACAACCGTTTCATGAAGGCATACTTCGACGCACAAAAAGCGTTTATGGATACTCACCACCGACCCTGGTCGGCTGAGGACCCCATCTACATCAAGTGCTCGCAGGCCGACATGGACTCGTACCACGCCGTTGGCGACATCATCAACCTGTACTGCAAGGTGAATGGCGGATCCCTCGAGATCACGCAGGAAGACATCACCTCTGACTACCTCGTCAAGGTCGACTAAGGAGTTGAGCCCACACGGGCTCTCTCTTTGTCTCGCAAGCTATACCCGTCCTCTAATAGAACCCAATCGAACACCTCTTGAAAGGAACCATTATGGAGAAGATGGAAACCTTCGAAGCCGCCAAGCGCGACGCCAAGAAGATCAGGAAGACGCTCAAGGACAAGTTCAAGACCTCCCTCAAGGTCACCGCATTCACCGCCCTCACCATCGGCGTTGGATACCTGGTGGTCAAGAAGGCCGTCGACGAATCGATGTCTGACAAGCTGATCATGGTCCCGGTCGTCAGCGACGAGGACGGCTCGCAGTCCTACATCCCTCTGAAGCTCTCAGACAAGATGGCTCAGACCGACTGAGTTACAAGAGCTAGGGCCCTTAACACGGGCTCTAGTTTTGTCCTCGCAGGTTTTACATACCCTATAATAGACCCCT